GTTCGACGCCGTCCCAGTCGTGTTCTGGTTGAGGGTCGGGAATGTGCAATTCGTTAAGGTGCCGGAGGAAGGTGTGCCAAGCGCACCGCCCGGAACGAGGTAGTCGGTGCCTGCGGTAGCGGCGGTGAACGCCGCCGTCCCGTTGCCCTTAACGAGGCCCGTAAGGGTGGTAGCACCTGTACCCCCGTTGGCGACAACAAGCGTACCGGCGAGGGTAAATGTACCCGCACCTGTGATCGGCCCACCGGCCAGTGTGAGGCCCGTAGTGCCACCCGACGCAGCCACGGATGTAACCGTGCCGCCGCCAGAGGTGGAGGTTATGGTAACGCCGCCCGCGCTGTTCGAGATGGATATACCCGAACCTGCGGTAAGCGTGGCGACGCTGTACCCTGTGCCGTTGCCGATCAGAAGCTGACCGTTTGACGGGGCGGTCGAGACGCCGGTGCCGCCTTGTCCTACGCTGAGTGCGGTGGTCAAGCCTGCGAGGGACGTGATGTCCGAGTTCGCGCCAGAGCCAGCCGCGCCGAGAGTAAGCCTCGCGCCGGAGGCACTGGTCGCGCCAGTGCCCCCAGACGCTATCGCGAGCGTGCCCGCGAGTGTCAGTGTGCCGGAGGTGGTGATGGGCGAACCGGTAAAAGAGAGACCGGTTGTGCCGCCCGACGCGGCCACTGAAGTAACTGTACCGCCGCCAGCGGTAGACGTGATGGTGATGCCACCTGCACTGTTCGTGATGCTAATGCCCGACCCAGCCGTCAGGGTCGCCTTCGTGAGCGTGTTGCCTGTGCTGTTACCGATCAGGAGTTGCCCGTCGGTGTACGTGGTCTGGCCTGTGCCGCCGTTGGCGACAGGCAGTGCAGTACCCGACAGCGACACGGCCAGCGTGCCCGACGTCGTGACCGGCGAGCCTGTTACGGACAGGAACGAGGGGACGGTCATCGCAACGCTGGTCACCGAGCCTGAACCCGTACCGACGCCGACACCGTTGATGAAGAGGCCCGTGGCGTTGATAGTGCCCGCACCCTGCGCGCCAGCCGTAGGAGCGCCGATCTGGATACCTGCCGCGTTGGTCAAAGCCGTGATGTCAGCGTTCGAGCCGCTCGCCGCTGCGCCAAGGCTCGTGCGCGCAGCGCCAGCCGTTGTAGCGTTTGTGCCGCCCTGCGCGACGCTCAGTGGCGTCGTGAGGCCAGACAATGATGTGATGTCGCTGTTAGCGCCAGAGGCAGCCGCTGCAAGGGCAGAGCGCGCCGCAGCCGTTGTGGTAGCCGTAAAGACCGCCGTGCCGATACCGGTGCCGCCGAGGTTGGTCAGCGCCGAGGGCGCGTTGGTCGCTCCGGTGCCGCCTTGGACGACGGGAACGATGCCCGCAAAGGCTGCCGAGGTGGTCGCCGAGATGATGTTCGTGCCGTCGCAGTACAGGATGCCTGTCGCGCCCTGAGTGACCAAAGTGGCCGCGCCACTGGAGGTCTTTATGCCGAGCGTAAATGCGCCAGTCGTGGCGTTGTTTATCCAGTACTGCTGCACCGTTGCGGGCACGACGATGTTGACGTTGGACGAAAGCGTGCCGGTGAACTTGTACGCAATACGGTTCAGCTCGGAGCCAGAGAGCGTGTACGTGCCGCCAGTGACGGCGATGGTCGTGTAGTCGAAGGCGAAGACCGCCTGCTGACCGAGGCCGATTGTGTACCACTGCACGCCGTCGCTTACGACCACGGCACTGTCGCCCGGCTGCAAGCGCAGCGTGGCCGCCGCGTTGATAAGCTCAGAGCCAGACGGATCGATGGTCAGGTCGCCTTGGCCGCCATTGCGAACCTGCACGAACCAGCCATCGCCAGCGGCTACGGCAGTCGGCAAGTTCATCGTGCCGAGGCCGCCGTTCCAGACTAAGACCTTTGCGCGGTCAGGGGCTGTTAGAGTGTACGGCGTGATAGAGAAGTCAACGACTTCGTAATTCTGTGCGAGGGTTGACCCAGTCGCAGTCAAGCCAGCGCCAGCCAGAGCGGCGGCTTGGGCCTGCGCCACGGCAGCGCCGTAGCGGAACGTGCGCCAGACACCGCCGACGGTGGTGTTGCTGATGAGATAGCACTGCCACTGCTCGCCTGCGCCAATGCTCAGGATCGCGTTGCCTGCGGCGTTGTCAACGGTGATTGTGTCGGGGCCGAGGTTGTTGAACAGAATTGTCTGGCCGACGCCGACTGACATCGCGTCAGGTAGAACTATCGTGTAGGGGCCGGTTGGCGTGACGTCGATGATGCGGGCGACGACGTTATTGCCGGTGGTGGCCTCAAGCGGCCACTCAAGGACGATGTCGCTGGTCAGCGCGAGGGCGAGATACGATACGTCTGAGGGGTAGATCGTCGTACCGCCGAAGACTTGAGTGAATGACGTGGACATTGTTACGCCTCCTTGCGCACGGCGGATCGGTCTAGGATTTTGGCGAGGTCTTCGCCGTTCAACATGGCCGCCGCGCGGTCGTACATGCTCTGCCAAACTGGGATGCGTTCGTCGTTCTTCAGGAACGGCGTTGCCTCAACCAGCGTGCCATAGAGCAAGAGCTGCGGGGCGTATTCTGTGATCCAGTTCGTCTGCACGCTCTCGTCGAGTAAGGGCGGCAGTTCGTAATACAGGATTTCAAATGGGTATTCTGCGTCTGGCGTCGGCGCGAGCAGCCAGTGGCTGTAGTCGTAGTCGCTGTAGAAGAGAGGCGTGCCTGTCTCTAACGCGTTCGGCCAGTAGGACCGCAGATATTCGTACACGCGGGAGAACAGAACTTTGCGGTCGTTCAACGTAGCGCCGGTGCCGATGTTGATCGACACCGTGTCGCGCCAGCGATCTGGCTTAGGATATACGGACTGGCCCTCAGAGAGTGTGCCGGTCACGACGTTGATGAAGCCCTCAACTTTAAGCTCGCGGGCGATGCGACGCTCTGCGAGGTTGATCAGACGTGGGATTTGCTCAAAGACAATGGGGTCCGACGCAAGCGTGTTGCCGCGCTCAAGGTAGCGCTGCACGTCTTGTTTCAACGTCGTGAATGTCATCGCAGTGGCCATAACGTGCCCCTATAACAGATTTAACGCATAATAACAGCCTTCGCCGTGACTGGCACGGCGAATTTATTGTTTACCCAGCAAGATACTGAGAAAGCAGACCGGCAATCGTCGCAACGACCGCTAACCCGCCCGCGAGCTTGGCTTTCCAGCCGAGGGCAGGCTTTGCTTCCGCGTCCATTGGCAGGATTTTGCCTACAGCCTTCTTGAGGATGGCCTTCTCGGCTTCCTTCTGGATGAGTTTCTTCAGGTTAACCATAGTCGTTCTCCTTAGAGCCAAGTAGCATACTTCTTGGTTTTCTGTTTGCGGTCATCGAGGCCGTGTGTGCCCCCGTTGATCCGCTTCGTCAGTGCGAGGATCGCAGCGTCGTTGATGCCCTGATCGCAGATGGACCACAGCTTGTTTGCGTCGAAGAACCACAGTGCGCTTTCGAAGCCCAGTTCAGTAGCCACGAGGTCTGGATTGTCCAAAATCTCCTGTTCACGCCCGATGTACTTGCCGAATGCGCGGTAGTTGTTCTTCCCGGTGAGCTGGAGCGGACCCCGGCCCCGGTATTTCCACCCCTCGCCTGACGCTTCGTCGCCATTGCCCATGCGATTGGCATAGACGCGATTGGCAATCTTCTGCGGCTGGCGCTCGTAAGCCTTGGCTATGGCGTCCGTCGGAAAGTACTTGCCGAAGATGCCGCGCAGACCCTTCGCACCGTAGTTCAGGTTCTCACTGAACGCCTTGAAGTTGCCGCTTTCGTGCGCCGTCTGAGCGAAGAAGTGAGCGGCGCGGTTCTTGTTCAGCTTGAAGTGCGCGCATGCGGATTTCAACGTCCCCGGTCCGAACGCACCATCTGGATGGCACCCACATTTACTTTGAAGGTTCATTAAGCTCATTTGCCAGCACTCCGCCAATCAGGGAAATCAAGTTCATCGACTACGCCGTCGCCGTTGGCGTCATAACGCATATCGTTGCGGTACTTCTCCCACGGCTCCATATCGTCATCGTCGTCATCTTCAGGTGTGTCGATGAAGACGGTGGCCTGCGGGTCGTCATACGCCTTCGGCGCGGCCATGTCAGGTGTAAGCGGTAGCGGGTCTGGTTCAGGCGCTACAGGGGCCACAGGCTCTGGCTCAGGGTCGTTGCGGTCTTCCGGCGGTGGTGGAACCAACTCACCCTTCATGCCCATCAGCGTGGCGTATGAGCCAGCGACAGCGCCGACGACCGAGGTCATGACGTAGGACAGCAAGCCGAAGACGTCTTTGTTGTCGATGACTTCGTTGCTCACGAACAGACCCGCGATCATGGCGACGGTGATCGTGCAGATGACAAACGCCATCGTGCGCGCAGCCATCAGAAGCGCCTTGATGCGGGCGTCCATTAGTTTATCTTCCATGTTCATTCCTTTCCGGCCAGCGGGTTCGCCAGCGTCTTTTGAATACGTGCAGCGGTCTCGGTCTCAAGTTCCTTGATCCGACGCTGTTGGTCCTTATCCTGCTCGCGCAGTTGGTCTATGATAGCGCGCTGCATGGCCATGTTCTGCGCGTCGCTGTTCCTGACGCTGCTCGACACCGCGTCAACGGTCTGGCGCGTTGCGCCTACACTGCTTGAGATCGACCCAGTCAGGTAGTTCAGCGCCTCGCTGTTGCCTTTGGTCAGACGTTCGACGCTCGTGACGCGCTCATCCAACACAGAAATGCGGCTTTCAATGTCTGACAGATCAGGCGGCACATAGGCTGCCGTGACTTCTTTCATGGTCAAGAACTGCTGATACACTTGGAAGCCAGCCCACAGACCGCCGATGATAGTCGATAGGGCAGCAAAGATAATGGCAATCTTGCCGCTGCTCAGACCACCAATGTTGAAACTAAAGCCGCTCTCGTCGAAAGAGACCTTGGGTTCCTCATCTGTACTGCTCATCTACCATCTCCTGCCAACGGGCATCGTTCGTCTGCATCATGCGATACAATTCAAAGTTTGCGTCTCGCAGCACACGTCTGCGGTATATATCACGTATTGCGTAAAAGTCAGCCCTATCTTGTAGTGAGGCCTGTGTGTACGCAGCAAAGCCCGGCACGGCACCCATTTCCGCGATGGTCTCGCCCTGACCTTCTGCCATTTCGCTTTCTGATTTTTCGGATGACGCGGTTGTTGCGACGGGCGTTGCGCTGCTTTGACCGCCGACATTGTTCAGTATCTCGAATGTGGTGGACATCGACATGGGGCTGCTTGCCGAGACGGCAGCGTCCAGTGGTGATGATCCGACGCCAGAACCAATCCCGCTGCTAACCGAAGTGCTTGACCCGAAATCAACGCGCATTTGAAAACTGCCGAAACTTTGCGACGATTGCGACGCGCTTTCAAACGCCGATGCTTGGCTGACTTCCGCCGCCTCCTCAAAGAATGTAGATTGCTGCCCGCTTTCTTCCAGCCCCATAGCAAGCTGATTGGATACTTCCTGCTCCAACGCGCCTGACGATGCGTCTTGGCCCCCTACGGCGATCTCTGTGCCTTCCAGTTCCAATGATACCAATGCTTCCGTTTCGTCAGCGGTAGCGTCCTCTGGCCCTTGTGCTGCCAGTGCAGCAACTTCGTCCGGCGACAGTCGCTCTGCATTGGAGCCGGTATCTTCTAAATCCCGCTCCGAAGTCAACTCCTCAAGGGCGTCCTCCTCGGCAGGCTCCTCGTCCGCGACAGGCTCGTCCGTTTCGGCTTCGACAGACGCGTCGGCTGTCTCCAGCGCCTCTTGCGCGGTCTCAAGCACCTGTTCGATGTCAGCGACGTCTTCAACCGCAACTTCTTGCTGCGTCTCTTCCATCGCCGCCTGTTCGACCGAAGCCACGGCGGCCTCCAACGCGCTCTCGGTCGGATCAGGTGCGCCGACGTCGACGGCGGCTGGCGGGCAACTTGGGTCCATTGGTGTCACGTTGCAGTCAACAGCCACGACCTCTGGGACAGGTGCAATCCAAGTCAAGAGGCCAGACTGGTTCTGTAGGAACTGCGCGTTGCGACCGTAGAAAAGCGGGATGTTGTCGTCCGCAGTTGGGCCAGTGATGCCTGCGGTAAAATCACGGTAACCGGAAAAGCCAAGGTTGCCGAAGTTCAGTTGTATCTTGCCATCAGCAAAGAGGCCGATCTCGAAGGTGCTGCTGTTGTTCGTGCCATACTCGTTCACGCCGTACCAGCCGAAGAGGATCGAGCCGTCGTCGCGGCGATAATAGGGGTTGCCGGTGTAGCTGATCAGGTCAGACCAATAGGCGTATATCGTGTTGCGCTGCGCCAGTTCGACGGGCTGGCCGTTGCAGCACAGATGCGCGCCGCTCTGGAACGACACGAAGCCATTGCTCGAAACCCACGCGTCGGTGAACGTCTGACCCCAATATTCAAACTCAAAGCCAAGAGCTACGTTCCGCGTGCCGTCATCGCCCAAATTGAGGGGCGTCATCGTTGTGGGAGCGCCGTTGATTTGCGGAGGGATTAAGGCAGGCTCATAGGTCTGCGCACGCAGAGGCGTCGCGCAAGTCAGCAGGAGGGCCGCCTGCAAGACGTATGTCTTAGTCCTCGACAGGGCGAAGCTCGACGTTCTCGGTCCACGCGGCGCGGGCTTCCTCGCCAATCAAACCCATGAAGGGGCAGGGCGTGCCAGCCATCTCCATCGCGCCGAATACGCGGGGGTCTTGGCACAGGAGGCTCACGGCGGCGACGCGCATACCCATGTCGTACAGGGTCTTGGACAGCTTCATCCGCTCGCAGTTCTGGTCGCGCACAGTGCGGCCCGCTGACAGGCCGATGATCTGCGTCTGCACCGCGCCGCTCTGGCCCGTGGTGCAAAGGTCTTGGCTGTAGGACATCATGGACGGCGCAATGGCGCTCGGAGGCGGCGACTTGATGTTTTGGTCGATAACCTGACGATTGACGCTCTCGCTGTAGCTCTTGCTGTCGGAGACGTTGACGTTGTTGTTCTGGTTGACGTTGCGGTTATCGCTGCTTGTCGTCTGGTTGATCGTGCTGGTGTCGTTGTTCGTGTTGTTCGTGTTTACGGTGCTGTTGACCGTCTGGTTGACGGTGCTGTTGCTCGTGTCCGTATTGAAATTGCGGTTTGTCGCCTCGGATGTGCTGGCGTTGGTGTTCTGGTTGATGTTCGTCATCGTGCCAGAATTGATGTTCGTGTTCTGGTTGATGTTGGTCATCGTCCCAGTGTTCTGATTTATGTTGGTGTTCGTCGATGTGTTGACGTTGTTATTGTTGTTCGTATTCAGCGACGTGCTCGTGCTGGCATTCACGTTGTTATTCGTGTTGACCGACGTGCTGGTGCTTTCGTTGGTGTTGAAGTTCGTATTGGTGTTGACCGACGTGCTGGCAGACGTGTTGTTGTTGTTGTTGTTATTCGTGTTCGTCGATGTGCTGGTGGACGTGCTGGCCGACGTGTTGTTGTTGGTGTTCGTGTTGTCCGATGTGCTGGTCGTTGTCGTGGTGTACACGTACTCCGTCGGGGCCACAGACACCGGCGCGGTCTGCGCAAGCGCCACGCTACACCAGCCGAGAGACACAAGAACCCAATACCTTTTATTCATCACCGATCCGCCTTGTTGTCCAGTTTGTCTTCGATCCGACGGAGGTGGATCATCACCTCCTTGAACCTCTCGTCAATGGTGTTGAACTTCTCGTCACCGAAGCCGAGACGCGCCTCAAGCAGCGTCAGCTTATTGGTGAGGTTCACCCAAACAGTTATCAACGCCCCGATAAAGCTCAGGGCGGTGATAACGAAACCAAGGACGGTGAAGAGGGTTGCGGTGTCCACTATTTCAGGTTCCGCAGCTTGTACACGGCGGAGAGGTACACCTCCGTTACGCCGTCGATCAGGTTCGCCACTGCGCGGTTGCCCTCGCAGATGTCCTCGTGGTGCTCTTCGATCCACGCGGCGTCGGCCTCTAGGAGCTTCAGCACGTCGCGTTCAGACACCTTCGGGGCCGGTATGTTGCCGATGAGTTTGAACGCGCCTTGGTAGACTTCTACGAGCCGGTCGATTGCCTCGATCACGTCGTCGTAGAAGTCGCCCAAAGCCATGTGCTTTGCGAAGCTCCCATCACCCTTGGCGCGCCAGTGCTCAAAGTGCGCCACGTTGCGTGCGTAGAACACGCGGCTGATGAGTTCCTCGATCATGTTACGCGCCGGTTGGGGCGAGCTGGGCGTTCGCTTGGCCCATGATCTTGCGCAACAGTGGGTCTGCGACCTTGTGTGGCAGCTCTTGCAGTGCGGCGAGAACGAGGTTCACGTCGTTGACCAATAGGTCCAACTGTACGGTTGGCTCCTGCGGTGCGGCCTGCGCCTGTTGATCTACGTCGAGGTGGTCTAATTCTGGGTTCATGCTGTCTCTCCTTCTGGGGTTGGTGCAGGTGCGTCCCACGGCAGCTCGCCGTTAGGGACGTCAACTACGGGGTCTTTGATCAGCGCAATCTGCTTGTTGATCTGCGCATCGACGTGCTCCTTGTACGAGCCGACAACGACGGCTTGTATCCAACCGATTACGTCAGCCTCGGTTAAATCTTCGTATGGGATGAACGTGGCAGGGTCGAGGCTGTCCAGCGGAAATGGCGTAGCGCCATTAAATACGCCGCTGTCGCCGTCTTCGTCCGTGCCGGTGCAGGTCCATGTGGATTGGACAACGAAGTTATCTACGCTGCCGTCTGTGGTCTTCTTGAGCGATGTTACTGCCCATGTGTACGTAAGTGCCATATTACTGTTCCTTTGCTTCTAACGCTTTTACCTTATCCGTGAGTTCTTTTACAGCCTGAATTAGCAAACCGATAGTCGCGTTGTAATCGACAGATTTGTATTCTTCGTTTTCAAAGATCGCCTCTGGGAGAACCTGCTCGATTTCCTGCGCGATAACCCCAGCGTACCGGCGCTCTTTATCCTCAAGGTCTGTGCGGGTATACGTAACGCCGCGTATCTGATCGAGTTTGTGCAGTGCGCTTGGGATAGTCTCAATGTTGGCTTTGACGCGGATGTCGGAGTACGCAGTGACGTTACCAGTAGCAGTGATCGCCCCCGCTGTTGTTAAGACGTTAAGGTTGGTGGTGCTGGCGGGATCAACGTAATACGCAGTGTTGCTAATGTCGTAATACAAAGCGGCGTAAACGCTGCCCGCATTGTTGCAGTACATCCCCCAAGTGTTGTTGTTAAAGTAGAAGCCGGACGAGCCTTGGTTCATCATCAACGCGGCAGAAACAGCGGGGAATGATATACCTGCGTAGCTGTTCAAAGAACCGGAAGCAGTAAATGACCCGTAGCTACCGTAGGTAATCGCTCCAGTTAGTTGGTAGATGTTCGATGTGCCGTCGGGATTTACATAGTACGCGGTATTGCCGCTATCGTAGAAGATAGGTGCGCGCCAGTCACTTGTGCTTGTGCCTATCCCTGAAGTCCAGACCCCATTACCGGCAGCAAAATAGGTAGTACCATTCATCATCAAGAGAAGCTGGTGATTAAGCCCATCTTTTGATTGTGCGTTGTTACCCGGCGCGCCATAACCGGGATTGTAAGACCATGCTAATCCATAAAGATTACCGCCAAGTCCAGTGCTCAGACCGTTAGCGGGTAAACTATAACTTGTACCCATACTCCAAACATGTTGGTATTTCTCGGCGCTATACACGCCGTACACACCGTGGCCGTAGTCTGACGCAACAAGTGCTTTCTGAGTGGCCATTGTCGATTGGCCATTTATGATAATTGCATTGAGATTAGAAGTTGACGCCGCGTCGAGGTAATACCCAGTGTTGTCGCTATCGTAGAAGATAGGTGCGCGGAAAGAGCCGGGGCTTACGGCGTAGTTGGACGCGTAGAGGTAGAGCGCGGCGTTGTTGTAATCATTTCCCGCCCATAGGTAAGACAATCCGTCGCCGCTACCTAGAGCGCCAAAACCACCCCTAAAGGTGTTAGACGAGCCATAAAACAGCAGTCCGTTAGACCAACCACCAGTATCACCTTTAATCTGCACGTTGCCGCCGCTAGTACTAAGAGTAATGTTCCTACCGCCGAGGATTGAAACATTACCCCCAAGAACGGTACCGCTGGCCGGATCGACATAATACCCAGTGTCGTTGCTGTCGTAGAAGACAGGCGCACGGAACGAGCCAGTGGAGGCTGCGTAGCCATCAGCCAAAGTCAACGGGGATAGGTAGCCGTTATTTGCGCTGTTCGGCGTGATGAAACCCACCCCGTTGCGGAACATGACCTCATTGCCTAATCCGCCAAACGAGCCACTTGCGTTCGCTATAGGATCGACGTTGATGCACGGCGTGTTGTTGCCGCTTACCGAGCCAATTATCAGGGCGCTGTAGCTTGTTGAGTACCCAAAGTTACTGGCACGCACCGCGTTCATTGACACGTTTGATGGGCTGGTTACGTTGATCTGGCTCTTGACGTCCAGCACTGCACCGGGTGCAGTTGTCCCAAATCCTGCGTTACCACTGGTGTTTATAACCTGACGGATGGTTCCGTTAAGCGATATAGAATATCCGCCGTTGGATACACCGCTTATATAAGGGTTTATGTCAACGTAGTTACCACCCGCGAAATTAGTATTAAGCCTGAGTGCGTTTACGCCGCCAACGTCATTGAATGTCTCTAACTTTGCACCGGGGGCTGCGGTGTTTATGCCGACATTGCCGCCACCGCCTTGCAAAACTAATGAAGAAGGGACGCCACCCGCGTATGACTGTATCGAGCCTACATAACCCTGCACAGGGTGGTTGATATACCCCAGTTGCAAGCGGTACGCGGTGTTGCTGGTAGCTTCACCAATTTGGAGTGTAGCTCCGCCAGCAAAGGTTGTCGGTGTTGTCGCAGGGACGAGTGTTATACGTCCGCCGTAGTCCGTAGTAGTCCCCACCAGCAAGTTGCCGCTGGCGTTTAAGTCCATCCGGCGTGTTGCGCTTGTGTACCAAGTGTGCGTTGAGGCATAGTTGGTGTTAGGAGTGTAGCTGCCTGTACCACGGTTATATGATTGAATGTACGACCCACCGCCTAAGCCACCACTAGGGTCAATCTCAAGCCCTGCCGCACCGCCATTGCTGACAACAAACTTGACCGCAGGATTTGTGGTCCCCACTCCGACATTGCCGTTTGGATACTTAATAGTTAACCGTGGCGTCGTTCCTGCCTCGATAATCTGGAAATCATCGCTAGTTGTCTGCAAGTCGTAGGAATAGTTAGTCGCAGAGCCGATCCGCACATAACGGTTCGCGCCGTTGCTCAGGGTTAGATTGCCTGACGTGATAAGGTTGCCAGCGGTGTTTAATGAGGTCGAACCAGTTGGATCGAGGTAGTAGGCCGTGTTGTCGCTATCGTAGAAGATAGGCGCACGCATTGAACCAGTAGCGATTGCATAGGAACTGAACATCGTGAACGTAGCGCCAGCGGTTGAACCAGTTGGGTAAAAGTATATACCGTTACTGGTTGAACCAGCAATGGTCGGCACACCCGCGCCGTAAACCCCGCCCCATGACAAGTTATCGCCGTTATCCAGAACTAAACGCACAATCCTTGATGTGCTGTTAGGGTCAATATAGTAAGCCGTGTTCGCGCTATCGTAGAAGATAGGTGCGCGGAATGAACCCGTTGCGTGGCCAATCCCAGAAACACCGTCTAGGAAAACGCGAACTACACCAGCCGCAGCGACGTACATACCCCAGCCGCCACCAGCCCATACACTTGAAGACGCCCCGTCAGTGTATCCGATACCGTACATTGAGCCAAGTGTTGTAGATGTCGGCGCATAGCTAGTTGAGATGCAGTATATCGGCCCTGTCGTGCCATTCGTCTCTACGCTACCATAGCGACCGCTCAAAAACCCAGTGCCAGCCGCGTAGCGAGTGTACTCGCCTGCAATAATCGGAAGGTTGCCACCGCCGGGGCCAATACGGACTTCATTACCACGAACGTAGCAAAGCTCCAGTGGGTCTCCAACAACAGCAGAGTTTACGGTGTCAGTGTATACCGAGGAGAGATAGCTGGCCCCAGCAGGGTCTACATACCAAGCGGTGTTATCGCTATCGTAGAAGATTGGCGCACGCATATCGACGTTGGCTGTAGTGTTGCCCGCGTTAGAGATAGACAGAGCGTCCGACCATGCGGAACCAGTGCCCCGTTGGATGGAGAATGCACCTGCGTATACCGACGCTGCGTTGCTGACATTGGTTACACGGAAGCCGTAGAAGTCAGCAGGTGTATATCCAAGATGGATAGCCAGTGTTGTAGCGGTACCGGCGATTGTTCCGATACTAAGGTTTCCACGCGCCACCGTCGTACCTATGGAGACATTCGTGCCCGTATCGTACACCACAGACGCGCTGACAGCCGACGTGCCGTTGCCCTTGAGCAGATAGCCCGAAGACAGCGTCGTGGCTCCTGTGCCGCCATTAGCTACGCCAAGCGTACCTGCGAGCGTTATCGTCCCGCTGCTTGTAACTGGGCCGCCCGATGTCGTCAGGCCGGTGGTGCCGCCGCTGACGTCGATACTCGTCACGGTGCCCGCGCCGCTCGCAGGCGAGGAGATCGTGAAGTTCGGGTACGTGCCGGTCACGGTCGTAGCGCCGGAGCCTGTCAGGCTGACAACCTGATCGGGAGCGGTGTTGGTGACAGTGATGGAGCCGGACGCCGTGATCGGGCCGCCGGAGACGCTGACGCCTGTGCCAGCCGTCAAGTTGACGGAGGTGACGGTGCCTGTGTTCGACGTGAAGCCAGACGGGTTGCTCGCAGGGTACGCTCCGAGGTTGCTCAACGCGCCGGACGCGTCGGTGGCACCTGTACCGCCATTGGCGATGGCAAGCGCGCCAGACGTGATCTGGGAGGCCGCTATGGCGATGGAAGACGCCGAGGCCGACGTGATCTGCCCCTGCGCGTTAACCGCGATGACAGGCACGGACGACGCGCTGCCGTAGGTCGATGCGCTTACGCCTGTGTTCGTGATGCTGAAGGTCGTGCCTGTCAGCGACAGGCCCGTGCCCGCCGAGTACAGAACAGGTGCAGCGAACTGCGAGAAGACAATCGCCGTCGTGCCGACAGTGATCGGCAGTGGTGTCTGTTGTACCCACGACGTGTTGGCCAACGTCGATCCCGCCGTGACGAGGAAGAAGTCGCCTGCGTCGATCTGGTCAACGCCAGTGCCTGCGCTGTCGAAGTCAGTGGCGCGGGTTAGGATGTACGGGTCGCCGCCGCCCGGACCGGGACCGCCGCCTCCGGTGTCGCCGACCTGCGTAACAACGTAGACGCCGTTATTCGCCTGCGTCGCCTCGTTCTTGACCAAGATGCGGTTGCCCACAACCACAGTCACGCCGTCAACGACTAATGGGGCATCGGTAGTCGCCGTGAGCGTCGCGCCGACGCCGCTGGTGCCGTTGTTGTACGTGTTCGCAGGCAAAGCCGCAGCCGTCGCCAAGCGCACGGACTGGTGGAAGTTGATGCCCGACGCGATGCTGTCGGCATACGCCTTGTTGACGATGTCAGTGCCGCTGACTGGCGACGTGCTGATCGTGCCTGTGGTGAGCGCAATCGACGTGATGTCCGTGTTCGCTCCAGAGGCCGCAGCACTGAGGTTCGTACGCGCCGTGGAGGCTACGCTCGCGCCTGTGCCGCCATTGGCCACAGCAACGATGCCGCTGACATTTCCAGCCGTTCCGGTCGTATTCTGGTTGAGCGTTGGTATGTCCGCCGCAACGATAGCGCGGAACGTCGGGACGCCTGCCGAGCCGTTCGGTGCCGCAAGGACGGTGTTGGCCGTCTGCGACGCGAAGTCGGATGGCGTGACGGCAAGAGTGCCGCCGAGTGTCAGCGAGCCTGCGGACGTCACTGTGCCGCTCAGGCTCAGGCCGCTGACGGTGCCGGTGCCTGAGACTGACGTCACCGTACCTACGTTTGATGTGAAGCCCGAAGGGTTGCTTGCGGGATACGCACCTAAGTT